TACATTTTCACTGCTGTAATAGTCCCAGGTATATCCCACTCTTAACATGACCTTCAGATCCTGGGCTTTTGCCGCCTTCATTACCCGGTCAAACTTCTCCCATGCGTAGTCATTATAGTGTTCCGGCGCCATAGATGGCTGAAATTCCCTCCACGGTACTACAAGAATAATGCTGTTAAACCCATCTTCCCGGATCTGTTTTAACTCCTCATCCATATGGCTGCTTTCACTGTTCCAGAAATTGATCACCCAGTCATCCGAGTAATAGGTTGCAGACTTTAAATAACCATTTTCATGGTTCCCATGATCAGATGCTTTCGTAAATCCGGTACAGAACAAAAAAGCAGACGCTGCTGCTATAAGAACAGCGCCTGTTGTAACCCTTCGCAAATTTATCTTCATTTGTTTTTATCCCTTTCCCCTTTTGTAAGTTCCGGCCATACGGTGCAGAGCATGGTCACAAAGCATGCCGTTCCGCCGATAAAGTTGGACACCGGTTCTGCCATAAGAATGCCGTCCGTTCCCATATGAAACATGCTGGGTAAAATAATGATCAGCGGTATTACAATGATCACTTTACGGAAAATAGAGAAGAATACCGCATTTTTCGCTTTTCCAAGACCAACAAAGATGGCCTGTCCTGCAAACTGAAACGCCATCATGAAAAAGCCGAGGAAATAAATACGCATAGCCGGAATTCCCGCTTCCACCAGATCCCCGGTACGGTTGAAGATACGGATGAAAAACTCCGGAAATGCATGGACCAGAGACCACACTCCTAATGTATACAAAACAGAAACAGCAGATACAAACACAATTGCTTTTTTCACACGGCCGTATTCTTTTGCACCGTAATTATATCCCATCACAGGCTGGGAGCTGTGGGTAATGCCCTGGACCGGCATGGAAATGACTTCACGGACTGTATTAATGACCGTCATAATACCTACATATAAATCACCGCCTGTTTTCTGGAGCATGGCATTATACATGACCTGGACAGAACTGTTGGTAATGGACATGGTAAAGCCGCTCATTCCAAGGCCAATGATACGCAGGACCCTGGATCTTTTCAGTTTCATACAGTTCTTTTTCAGCTTTAAAATAGCCTTTGGACCTGTAAGGAATTTTAAGATCCAGATGGCGGAGATCAGCTGGGATAAGATCGTTGCCAGCGCTGCCCCACGCACACCCATGTGAAAGAAAAAGATAAAAACAGGATCCAGGATAATATTTGCAACTGCTCCCAATAATACAGTCATCATTCCAATGGTGCCAAAACCCTGGGAATTGATAAAGCTGTTCATTCCAAGGCCGGTCATAACAAAGATATTTCCCATCAGATAAATGGTGATGTAGGAGTCCGCATATCCGATGGTTGCGTCACTGGCGCCAAATAAATACAACATAGGCCTTTTAAATACAAGTCCCACCACAGTCAGGATAACTCCTACAACAACCATCATAGCAAAGGAATTTCCCATAATGGCTTCTGCCTCTTCATTGTTTCCCCGTCCTCTTTCAATGGAACACAATGGGGCACCGCCCATTCCAAACAGGTTTGCAAAGGCGATCACAATGGATATGATGGGCAGACACAGTCCAAGACCTGTCAAAGATATGGTCGCCTCATCTTTTAACTGGCCGATATAAAGCCGGTCTACAATGTTGTAGAGCACATTGATCAGCTGTGCCAATGTCATAGGCACTGCCAGTTTTAATATGTTTACAACAATGCTTCCCTGGGCGAAGTTATTCTTCTGTTGTTTTTCCCCGGCCTCTTCTTTTACTTCCTCTT